GATACCGCAGTGCCGCCGACTTCGAGAACGTCCGGTCAAAGACGGTCTGCATCGCCAGTTGCATCCGGCTCTGGATTTCCTGCGGAGACGGAAGGTCGGCAATGGCAGCGAGCCTCAGCCGGCGCAACCAGTCATCGAGCCGCGCGATGTCGTCATACCCGTTCTCTGAAATATCACGCACCGCCGCCGTCAGGACTTCGTGAAAAGTCGCGTTGATGGAGGGGCGGACGCTCATTCGTGGCTGCTTTCGACAATGGGTTTAGGCTCTGTTTCGGGCTCGGGCGGGACATACGACGCAAGCGCATCTTCGTCAAGTTCAAGCGGAGTGGAAAACAGCTTTTTCCGCCCGTTGGCGACTTCAGCAAGCCAGATGGTTGCCTTCGCCTTATTGACCGGGTCGAGCTGCGGCGATGCGACCTCATACAGAGCGATCGCCGACTTCATCACGGTATCGTCAACCTTGATCAGCTCGCTCTCAGGCTCTACCAGCAGATTCGGCCACGTCGCCGTGAACGCATTCTTCCACTCATAGAACGCTGTCTCATACGGAACCGACTGATACTCGGCGTACTTGCGCTGGATGATCTTGTAGAACTCGGGATTCCACGCGCGCCGCATGACGATCTCGTCCATGAAGCGGTAATCCGGCTGCATCTCGATACGCATCCGGTCGATAAAGCGCGCGATGATCTTGGCGTCTTCCGAGCCCTCGCCGAACCCCTCGGTCAGCGTCTCCTGATACAGCATTGAGGCGGGCATCTTCGCCGCGGTCGAGATGTTCTTGATGCAGTTGTTCCGCGAGAACTCGGCAGCGTCGCGCAGGTTCTTCAGGTCAATTGACTCAATGGACTCGTCAATGCCGATCGACACAACGTTGCCGGTCTTGGCGCCCTTGATCGCGTTGCGCTTAAGTCCAAACCAGCTACGCGCGCGCTGATCGATAACCGAGCCAGGCGATTTCATCTTCGCAACCAGTAGCGCAGCCTTTTCGGCTACGGCCTGATCGGTGATCATCGTCTGGATGTAGGTCTTCAGCGGAAAGAGGGCGCGCTGATAGACAGAACGTCCCACGAACCCGAATGCGCTATTGGTCCATTCGATGTAGACCGGCGACTCATTGAGCGCGATCACCGCGCGCGATGAGTGGTAGTCCTTGCCAGCGACGCGGATATATTGCGGCTTCTGGAAGTCAGGCGCGTTCGGATCCTGATTCAATGTGAGTGAGCCAGCCGTGTTCAGCGGATCCCAGGTGTTGAAGTACAGCTCCATTTCGTGGAGCCTTTCATAAGGCAAAGGATCGGTCGTCGGCAGTTCGTCGCCATTCAGGAACTTGCCGCCCACACCTAGAGATGCAATGCCATACACGCGCTTGAGCGTCTGGTGACCTTTGATAACCTCGTCGGCGCCCGTCCTGCCGATAGCCATCCATTCGCGCTGGAAGGCCTGTTTCAGGTCATCCTCCGGGCTACCGGGAATGGTGATCTCGCGCTCCTGGCTCTGGGCTTCCTCGATGGGTGCCTCAGCCATCTTTGCGCCTAGCGGGTGCGCCACATAAAGCGTCTTCGCCATTTCGTACGAGGGCATCGCCCCCGGCACGATGTCATCGGCCATCAGAATCTGCATGAGCGAGGACGGAATGCTGGCGCCAGTGCCGATTGTTGCGGCGCCGCCGTCATTGTCGAAATCGCTCATTTACCAGCCTTCTGAGTCGCCGAGGCTGATTGCCACGCCGTAAGTGAATGTGTCTAACAAGTCCATCTGATGCGGGGTTTTTTCACCGAGTTGGAAGCCACACACCTGCTGCAACAAGTGGTTGCGCGTCTGACCTTTGTATCTCGACACTTTGTCGTAGGCGTGGCGGCTGAATTTGACCTTTCCGGCATAGACGTGACCGCTAACTGACAGCGCGCGCCCCTCCTTGCCCTGCCTGACCAGTTCATTGTCGATCGGGAAGGCCGGGAGACCGCGGCGTGCTGCCTGCTGCAGCAACACGATTCCGCTTGCCTTGTCTTCGATCCACATGCCGACATTGCCCTGCCTAGCCTTGGTCAGATCGGCAAAGTGCTCAAGCCGCTGATTGACTGTAGGGAGCCACTCATCAAGAAATACTGCTTGAATCTGAATCAGATCCCAGTCAAGAATGATGAGCGGGTGACCGGCGATCTTGTTCCGCGCACAGTAGATAACCGCTGTGCCGTCGTGCTCCAGGCCATCCTTGAGTGCCGTGTCGAGAACCGCGAATACTTGGTCGCAGCGCTCCGGGTATTCAACAGGCTGGCCATCAACCAGAAGGCTTTCGGTGAGGAACAGCGTGCTGTCCATCGACGCCATTGGACGCTGCTGATACAGCGCCATCCAGTTGGCTCGATCCATGATCGCTTCGCGCTCACGAAGGAACTCAATGGACTTGTGCTCGGGGAACAGTGCCTCACCCTGCTTGCGGTGCGGCTCGTTGACCTCGGCGATTGCCGGGTAACTCAGCACCTTTACTTCCGGATAGCGATCAATCAGCCGCCCGATTGGGTCATCCACGTGCCAGCGCGTGAGAATCGCCAGCAGTCCAGCTTCCTCACTGAATCGCGTAAAGAAGTCATCCGTGAACCAATCCCATGCCGCGTCGCGAATAGTCAGGCTGTTCGCGTCCTGGCGCCCTCGGATCGGATCGTCAATGACGCCAAGGTCAAGTGACTCGCCGGTTATCGATCCGCGGACGGTCGTGTTTCGAAAGTAGCCTTCCTTGCCAACGTATTCGAGAATTTCTCGGTTGCGCAGGTATTGTCCGGACAATGTGACCGCGTTGGAGCGGTTGATCGTCGTCTCGGGGAATATCTCTTGGTACAGCTCCGAGTCATAAAGGCGCTGCAGCCGAAGGTTGGCGCGAATCCCGAGGCGCTCGGAGAACGATGTATAGATAGTCCGGCGCGAAGGATCGCGGCCAGCTACCCACGAAATGAAGTCGATGATCTGCACCGACTTGCCATGCTGCGGGGGCGCTTGGATGACCAGCTTCGGGCGCTTACCGGCCATCAGGTCTTCATAGAACTGCTGCAACTCCTTTGCAATCTCGATCTGCCACCAACCCCATTTAGCTGTCAGGTTGATGGTCTTGCGGTACGTCAGGAAGTCGGTCCGGCACTTGCGCAGCCTAGCTTCTTTTAGAAGAGCCAGCTTCTCATGGTTCGATCCCATACTTAGCAAGCTCGGCGGCTAGTTCTTCGTCGGTCAGTTCACGCGGGCCCTTGTTGGTGACCGTAGCGCTCAGGTTGACCTCTTGCGGAGTGGTAGCAATGCCGTAGGCTTCACGCTCCAGGCCGACAAGTGTCTTTATGGTGTCCGATAGCTTTTTCATGCCATCGATGCGGCCGGCGCTCGATATCACCCTTTGGTAGATGTCGTTGCGCTTATCCTGACCCTTGTCGTCCTCGGAGCGAAGGATTTCTCCCAGCTCTTCGAAGAGCGTGATATCGACGGTCTGTGCCTCCAACTCACCCAGCAGGGACATGGCAAGCGTGCGCGCGCGGGAAATATCCCTACGCTGCGTCAGCTTTACGGTCGCAACCGTCTCGGCATTGCTGGCAATCAGTTCGCGTTCCGAGATCGCACTTTCCGTGCGAACCTCACTGCGAACCTGTGCGGTGCGAACCAGCGCGTCAGCCTTGGCCTGTATGCGTTCGGCGAGATCTCGGACCCATTCATCACGCTTTGCGCGCTTGCGAATCGCGGTGTCCGTAATACCTTGTGCGGCTGCTATTTCCCGGATCGACAGAACGCCGGCCCGGTAGTCAGCCTCAATGCGCTCCCAATCTGGCGCGGCTTTCTTTTCCTGCGCCATTTCTAAACCTTGAGTATTGGTATCGGCTATACCCTGGCGCCAAGCGGCGAGGGGTAGGTTAGGCGAGCATGTTGCTGTTGATACGAACGCGCGACACTTCACCGTATTCGCGGTGATACGTAATCGTTTGAGCATCCCGACCAGAGAGCCACCCACCGCGCGCGGCGTACGCATCCGGTGCAGCCAACGTGCGATGCTGCTCGACCACCATGAGGTTGTTTTCCTTCACGTCGATGCTGTGAAGGTGGCCTGTGTGGGCGTATGCATACTTGGTGCGGCCGAATATCTCGCGGAACTGAGCCGCGAATACTTCGGCGACATTCGTCACCTTGCGCTTATGACCGTGGTGGAAGAACAGAGCCACCTTGCCGAACTCGTAAGCGTTGTAGGGAGACGGGCTGCGGTCAACCGTAATGCGCGGCTCATCCTCATAGAGGGCAGAGAACCATTCGCGCATCCATGTCTGGCTGACCGGGTCATGATTCGCATCCGCCATCACGATATGCACTCGCTTGTGTTTCGCGAGCAGCATGTCAATCACAGTACGCAGGATGCGGATCGCCGTCCGGACTACCTTATGGAATCGGGTGTCCACGTCCAAAACGTGTTTTGAAGCTGGGGTAAGGGCTTCGACCGAGTCAGCGTGTAGGAAATCTGAAAGCTGAGCGAAAACGGCCTCATCCGCATTTGGCGACTGAGCAATCGCTTGCTCGAACCAGCGAATAATCGTGTTCTCGGCTATCTTGATGTCCCAGTCTGCGCCAGTCTCTTCGGCGTGACTTAGCATTCCGAGGTGGAAATCCGTGATGACAAAACAATTCAGCAGATCGGCATTGCCATGCGCCGGAGCGGAGCGCGGACGTACGCGCGGGATGGTTTCGCAGAATGCCGCAGAGGCGGCTTCAAATATCTCGCGCTGCCGATCGTGGTCAATCTGATTCTTGACCCACTGCATTGCGACTTCGCCACTCTTGTTATAGAGGGTCGACGTGCCGCGCAGGAAAAAGCCATCGGGAACCGCGCGGACCATGTCCGACTCAGGCGAATATCCTTGGCGCGCCGCTTTCTTCTTCAGCGAGACGATAGCATTGCCCACCGTGCCGCGGCATAGGCCCAGCGACTCGGCCGCTTTGCGCTCCGAGCCCAACCGATCAACGGCCTCGATGAACTCGAGTTGCCTGGGCGTGGCAAACTGGCGAAGGTTTTCGTCTATTGCCACGGTTTCCCCTTAAATGAATGCATTCACCACTATCGCTGCCCACACAATCTTGCAGGCGATGTGGATTGTTTGATCCGTGCGCAGGCCGATCCAGTTGTCGCACTTCAGCAGGTCGGTGATGCCGTGGATGACCGCCTCAGCGACTCCCAGCCAGACCGAACCAGTGATGAGCGCGACGAAGCCGCCGTGAATCATCGAATGCGCGAAGATCGCGTGCGGCCAGAACATCTTGCCGAGCGGCGTATGGCGATTCTTCCCATTGGCGAGGAAGTCACCCTGCAACGGGTAGTCCGCCAGCGAATGGCCGACCATCAGCCAGAACATCGTCACGACGAAGCTGCTGTGGAAGTCCATAGGCACCAAATAAAAAGCGCCGCGCGAAGCGGCTTCGAATCTGCCAGGGGAAGCAGAGCGAGGAGACAACGATGAAAAGGCGAGGGAGTCCGCTACGGCGATCCGCATACAGCGCGGTCATTGCTCACGGATATTCTGCGAGCCCGCTTTCTCGCGGCGGCGCAATCTAGTGAGCCACATCACATGCGGCAATGCGCTCGACCCTGGAATTTGGGCCCCGGTTGGCGCATCAATGGTCGATTGCGGCTGTCAAGCCCTCATGCATGGCGGATGGGACCTCTATCCCCATCGACCTGCGGGTTTTACCCCGCCGCTCTCTCTGGTTTCTGAGCCACGCCATGCGTGAAGGCGGTCCGTTGTGCCGCAGGGGAGGACCAAGCCCGAGTACTTTCGGCGTTGAGGGTGGCCGGCGCTGATCTCCGGCATATCAGACCTGGGGGACTGAACCCAGTGCCTCCGACATCTTGCCGCTGATTCGGCAATCTCGCACTTTTGTGCGGCAAGGGATTCGAACCTCTTGCTTGGCTTCCCGCTAGCGCATCAGCCTGCGCATTCACCCTCATTAAATCGCTGCAACCCGTACGCCCTCAAGGCGCGTTTAACGCGTTAGCGCAGTCTCAGCGATTGAATCAGGGCGCCTCGTTTCGTGAGGCAATCGGCTTTATCCGCAGATGTCCTTTCTCTAGGACATACGGCAAGCACCGAATTGCACGCCCTTTCGGGGGTTAGCCGATTACTGTGCTGCTTACGGCCATGGAGTCCGGGTGCCCAAGGGCCACACAATCAGCGTTTTCCGCCGCTTCCTGTCGCCCATCTGCTACATATATTGCTTCACATACTCAGGCCGCACGGTTATCTCATCGCCATTCCTGCGAATCGTGATCAGTTCTGGCTTTCCGCTCGCCATCCATGACTGAAACTGTTTCGCGGCCTCGGGATCGGAGAGCATTTCGCGCAGCCTGTCGCTGAAGACAACCTTATTCGTCATCGCCTTCGACCAGATCAACTACGTCCGTCAGTGCCTTCGCCATCCCCAGATTCCAGGTAGCGCAGAGAAGCAGCCATGCGGTTAGCGGGTTCATCGGGTCAACTCCCTCAATGCGTCCAAACGGCTCACGAGCGAAGCCAGCAGAGCCGCATCCAGATTGCGAATGCGCTCAATGTCAGCTTCGATGCTGTCGATCAGGTCTTTTGCTTCGTTCATAGAATTCTTCCGGGGCTTCTCTCCCGGCAGAGGTGCGTTGCACACCGGCAGGGTTTCACGCCTCCGATCTGGGCGCGGCGGGTAAATCGAATAGGGCTTCAGCGGCTTGCCTGGCAGATGACCAACGCTTGCCAAGCTCCTCGCCAATCTGGCGCGATTCACGTTGCTCTCTGGCCTGCTTCTCTTCCAATGCGCGCGATGGCTCCATGCCAAATGAGCGCGATTGGAACGTGATGGAGCGGGCCATGGCGATAGACGCAAAAAAGCCCGCGAGGCTTTCACCTGGCGGGCTGTGGATTCTGTGGGCGCTTCTTCAGCACCACGGAAGTCAAGATACACGAATCTTTTAGGGTTTACAACCCCTTTCGAAAATATTTTTAGGCCGCCTCTTTGCGCCTTGCTTTGAGCAGATGCGTAATGAACTCAGGCAGCGTGTCAGCGCTATTCGATAGATCCACCCACGAGCATTCAAGCCGCCAGCACGTTGCCTTGTAGGCATCGAACCTAGCTGAGATCGGGCCAAATGGCATATCCAAGGTCGGCTTTGTCGGTGCTATCGCGCGATAGCCATTAAACGTGGCCCGCACTTCTCTAAACTCTGATTCCAGCAATCGCCAGCGCGCGGCGTCAAAGTCTAGGGTGTTGGATTGACCCGCGTCGTAGACCCTCGCCAAAATGCGCTGAATCTCCAACTCGTTCGGCAACGGGCTGCGCGTCCACATGCTCGCCATCTGAATCAGAGCATCGTTAATGGTCTTGGCGCGAGTCGTCATGCCGCCACCTCCATAACCTTGATCAACCCACGCGCCGTGAATTTCGGCAGAAGCAACTCTTTTGCGTCTTGATAATACTGATGCGATTCTTCAGCACTCAGGCGCGGATTCGAGAAGACGGAGTATCCGGCACGCTTGTTCGTCATAGACATTTGAACTGATGCTCTGTGCTCCCATCTCGGGAGAGCATCAACACAAACATCGACGGCTTCTGAATTTCGCTTCCAGATCTTCGCGTCCACCACTTCAGAGCGCTCTTGGTCCGTTTGACTGCGAGCAGGAATCTCATACTCACGGCAAGTGGGTGAGCAGCGGGGCAAGCCCAGCTTTTCGGAATAGCAATCTTGCCAGCGATGCCAGGCTAGCAATAGATCTTCAACCTGAGCCGATTCGTCTTGCGTCATCTTGAACCCCGCACACACACGATATTGTGGATAACAACGCTTTGTATCGGCTATATGGTAACAGAAAAACGTTCAATAGTCCTTATTAGCGTTGCTGTCAATCACCTATTTTGCGATCACCCTACATACCGCATCCGGTCAAACTTGGCGCTATAGATCCATCCGCATTTCCACAGGTCATAGATCACATCATCTTTGGGCGATGTGATTCCGACATCTTTGATCGCCGCATCCAATCCATCTTTCCAAAACATCATGTGAGCGATCAGGCAGCGGTATTGTTCCGTGGTCATCTCTCTTCTCCAGTAACGCCATACATGCGGATCGGCTCGCCTTCCTCCCGCGCCACCTTACACACCGGCATCGGCGGAACGTTGCGCACTTCGGGAAGGCGGTCGCGGTTCTTCCTCCGCAATGTCGGCGCCGTGTACCGTGGCCGATGCAGCAGAATCAGCGCGCAGAAGATGCCCCATGCGAAGGTGGCGAGGGAGAACCCGGCTAGGAAGATGGTGAGGGTTGTCATGCTTCCTCCAGCAACTCGGCGCCGCGAAACGCCTCGGCGACAGCATCGGCCACCGAACAATCCCAATGCGCACGCCACCAGCCGTCATACAAGTAGCCGCCGTCAGGATGGTTGACGCGGATATACCAGAGGCCATCCGTATCTTCCTGTTTGACCCAGATTAAGTACCCGCGCCAATACCCGCATACCTCGTCGGGTTCATCAGTGTCTATCTTCGCTTCTGCACGCATGCGCTCCATTGGTGTTGGGGTGCTCATGCTTTCTCCTTGGCTTGGGCTTCGTCGAATTCAATCACCGCCTTGATGCGGCTCTCCAGCGCTTCGGCTTTGCCGGGCCATCCACCTCCGCGCAGCATGCCGCATACGCTGTCGGCATACCGAACCACGTTTTGAGTGAGTTGATTTCGCTCCCGCAGCGCACGCACCTCTGCGATGAGGGTGAGAATTGTGTTCTTGCTCCAGTCGCTTACGAATGGGCGCCCCGATGTTGCAATCTCTTCGGTCTTTTCAAGGTCGATCATGCTGCTTCCTCCAAGGTTTCCATTGATGCTGCTATGAACTCTGCTGCGACTTCCGGGCTGATCGCGTTACCAATGGCGCGCAGTCGTCCCACTCGACCGGAACTCCCATCAACCAGTATCGGAATGTTGTCGACTTGACCAGGTCCCGGCGGCCAAGGTCCACGCATTGATCGCAAAGGTTCGCCACGTGCAGCCGGCCGTTCTTTCCGCGACGAATGCGATTGCCTTTGCCCGACTCGCCTTTTCCGTCTCTGGTCGTTGGCGTCTGCCATCCACCAAAGCCGGTCTCTTTCCTGCGGGCCGCCGACGCTTGCGACTGGCAGAACTGCCGCCCCACAGGCGTACACCAAATCTTCCAAGTCAGCGAATACAAGGTCGACCCACGACCGAGCAGCCTTTGATGCAACTTGTTCGCCAAAGACTGTTGCAGGCCGGCGCTCGCGGATGAGATGGAACCAAGCTGGCCAGAGATGTCGCTCGTCAGCAAACCCAAGGCCTTTGCCTGCGTCGCTGAAAGGTTGGCATGGGCATGACCCAGTCCAGACTTCGTCGTCTCCCCAGCCGGCGATATTGAGGGCGTAGTCCCATAGCCCGATTCCGGCAAACATGTGAACTCGTCGATATCCAATAAGCTCATCTGGACATATGTCCTCGATAGATCTGTCACAAATCACCCCGGGTGTTATCAGTCCAGCGTCCATCAGGTTGCTTAACCAAGAGCAGCAGTATTGGTCTATTTCGTTATAGAAGACCTTCAAGCGGCCTCCATCTCTTGTTGTTCAATGCCAGTCTCCCGACGCGTCTGTTCCAGCAATTCCGCCTCAGTGCCGAAGTTGCGCTCCCATGTCTCTTGGCCGGCGTGGATTGCAACCCCGTAACCACCGAGCCGATGGTGATTCGGGCAAAGCGGTATCGTGTCCATGTTGCCGCTACGCTGCCCGCCGCCCGCCAGGTAGCGCACGTGATGTACTTCCGCGGGCGACTCGCCGAGACGCAAGTTTCGGCACACGACGCAGTACAGGCCGGCGACTACGCCCATATGCTCACGCTCGGCCTTCGTCGCCCGCTTCGGCTTACTCTTGAGCCGCTTCTTAGCCTCCTGGTTGCGCTCGAATGTTTGGCGGTCGGGCAGGGCGAAGGGTTTCGGCTCTTTGCGCTTGAAGGCGGTGCGCGTGAGGCCCTTCTTTCGGGTTAGGGTCATTTCCGCTCCCTCGCCCAGAGCACCGCGCACCCGTACAGGATGACAAGCCCTGAGACAATCCAGTATTGATGGCTATTGATCTCTATTCCGTTAAACGACAGGTAGATCAAAAGAGCGGCAAAGGGGATTTGGCTAAATAGAGATTTCATACGAACCCCATAACGCGCTCAACTACCGCATCAAGATCCGCCCGCGTGTAATTGCGCAGCACCTTTTGCAGCAGCACGTTCGCCACTGCTGAATAGACCCTCTCGAATTCTTCGTCGTCCATGTTGGCGAAGCTGATGCTATGGGCCTCGGCGCGGACGTCGCCATGGAGATTGGCAACCGCGTCGTAAAAGCCGGCGGCGATAATGCAATCCTTGCGGAAGCGTTCGCGATTCTTCTGGACTGGCATCCCTTTGTGTTCCGACTCGGGCGGATCGAAAGCATCGAAGCCAATGTCGAGCAGCGCGAAAAACTTGCGGTGAAACTTTCCGTTCCGCGGCGCCGACACTTCCGCGCGCACAGTCGAGCCAACTTTGAAGCGCTTGCACTTGTCGGCCTCACTCTCGCTGAGCGGGATCAGATAGCCTTGGGGCGTCTTGGTAAGCAGGACTTCCATTAGGCCGCCCACTCATTAACCACCGACAGCAGATCCTTGACCGCATCCTGCGCACCGACTTTGCGCGCATCATTCAGCAGCGTGCAGACCTCGTTGTAGGTGGATTTGTCCATCAGGACATTGCGGGAGTTCTCGCCGACCTTGAAATAGGCCATTCCGCAGTAATGGCTGGATATGAAGTTGCTCACGCTTGCACCTCCGCATTGAGTTCCGCCCGCAGCGCATCGAACACTTGAAGATGCAGGGCGGTGACGTCGCTATCGTTGACCAGCTTGCGCATGGAGTCGTAGTAGCCGGATAAGGCGCCTTCGCTGCGGTGCGTCGGTATCGACGACCCAGCGTGATCGGGGCGGGTGATGTGCCAGAGAATGCCGCCCATCGACTGAACCGATTGCATCTCGTTTTCGAATCTGCAATCGTCGACCACGACGCGGCCACCGTGCCACAGAACGCCTGTGACTTGATCGCGCCATAGACCAGCCCAGAAGTCTTCGCCGATGTGATCTCTAGCCCACTCGGTGCCCAGCGTCACCATCGCGTGACGAGGCGTCTTGCCGCACAGCATGCCGCTCGGCTGCTCTTTCTTCGCGCCTTCGATCTCGTCATCCGTCAGGCCGATGGCGCGCAGCATGGTCTTCAGCGGGCCGGCGAACTTGACTAGCTTGTAGTTGTGGACTTCCTGAAGGTATTCAGCCACGGTCGACTTGCCGGCGCCAGCGTTGCCCACCAGGGCGATGATTTGCGGAAGGTCTTTCATGCTTCCTCCGGAATAAGATCGGCCAGGTGGTAAATCTCCAGTCCCAGCTTGTCGGCAGCCAGGCGCTCGATCTTGGCGCCAAACGAATTCGTCCAGCCCGGCAACAAACAGA